ATAAACGAGGTGGGGTTGAGGTTTTGCAGCAAGAATTACTTGCAGGTAAAACGATACCTATGATTGCAAAAGAGCTTGGATTAGATCGTGGCTATTTTAGGCGCAACATTGTGAAACACGAAAAGTATGGCAATGCTATACGCGAGATAGAGCATCAAGTTGCAGATGCCCATGCTGATGCAGCGTTTGATATGTTGAACGAAATTCGTGAGAGGCGTGAGATTGAGGTTGATGAGGCGTTAAACGGTAAGAACAGCCGTGACATTAGCGAGGCAAATGTTAATCAGGTTGATATTGGCATTGCGAAAGGCTTAGCTCAGCAGCATAATTTTATAGCTTCATCTTTAAACAAAAATCGTTATGGTAGTGGTAGTCAGCAAAACATCCAAATTAACATTGGTGATTTGCATTTAGATGCGCTGCGTAAGATGAAGGTTGTTGATCATGAATGACTTGTCTCAAAATACGATGATTGAGTTTACCCAGCGCTACGCTAGAAGCCCAACAT